ATCAGTAGCACGTGAAAGACCAGCCATTCCACGGCCTGCATTCTTCCTGAGCGGATAATCAGCCATGAGAGTGTTCCTTGATTACCATTTTACCTTGTTGGCCCAATAAGCCGCGCTCGACGGACCTTTGGCGATATTCTTTGCATGGCGGGCTTTGAACGCCTTGTTCCGCGTACTGCCTTCCGGCGAACCCTTCACACCCTGCTGACCGAAATGGATAATCTTTTCTTTGCCGTCGAAACACGCCTTGACTACGTGCGACTTTTTCGGATTATCTGGCGTAGCTCGGGGCTTATTGCACGACATCTTACTCTTATCAAGCGGTTTCGATGCCATGAATGAGCCTCCCCGAATACGGTTGGTCCGATTTTACCACCGGATCATCGTAACCACAAGCGTCATATCGCATACGGGTTAACCCTGGATTTTTTGTAGTACTGCGGCTCATCGATATCGATGTCCACTGTCAGCCATTTCTGATCGCGGAACAGGCTCAACGCTTGACTGAACGTGTCTACATAGTCATCGTGCTCCACTAATGGAAAGCTGCACACCTGCGATACGAACTCATCCGCCCACGTTACGAACTCGCCCTTTCGCTGTTTCGACTCCGGTATATACACCATGTCGTTGTACACCAGATTACTTACCGTGTGCAACCGTTGCACCTTATCCGCTCGCCCAGGGTTATACGGCGTGACCGGGATCCCCGTTCCACGTAACTCCTGCACCAGACTGATCCCCGAACCCTTTTCTTCGATCAGTACGATATCGGCCTTTTGCTCATTAGCCCCGTACGTCGTTGCGGAGAATTCTTTCTTAATCCGCTGCCGCAGATTCGGGTACGCGATGTGTTCACACCACGCATCTAATAGCATCACCGCATGCTTTTTCTCATCATGGAACACACCCCACACCGTACAGGCCGTCGGGTCATTTTGCGTCTTTTCCGTATACGCCGTGTCGTACGACTGAATCACCGACTGGAATTTTGGAATCCCCTTTCCATGCGGCCATAGCTTGAACTGACTGCGTTTGATGATCCCCTGCTCTTCCGGGTCGATCAATTCCGCATACAGCTCCTGCCTACCAAGATTCGTCCCTTCATACTGTTTCACGATCTCTCGGAAGAACGCATCCGCCAAGTTCGCCCGATTTTCGTACGTCGAACCCCGCGTCACAAACGTTTGCGCGTCGTCCATTAACTTCCGGATCAGCGGAATCGGTTTCGGCGTCGTTGTGATAATGCCCCTTGGCCTCCGACCCAACCGCAGACCGAACATCAAGTTGTTCCACGTGTCCTGTACATTCGGATACTTTGCCAACTCATCCGCCCAATACAAGTCGTGCTGCGGACCCCGCAAGCTTTCCGGGTCCACGTCCGCATAAACCGTGGCGATCGCCCCGTTCGGCCAAGTCAACCGCCTTTTCGTCGGCTCATAGTGCGGCTTGAACCACGGTGGACTACAGGCCAAGATCCCCGACTCACCTTCGATCATAACGTCCCGCGCATCCCCGGCATCTTCCGCTACCAACGCTACCCGGTTCGCCCATTTGTTCTCCACGTTCCACCGTACGAACTCCGCACCCATCCGCGTTTTTCCGAATCCCCGGCCCGCCAACACCAACCAGTTGGTCCAATCCCCGCCTGGGATTAGCTGATTATCTCTTGCCCACGTTTTCCAGTCATACAGCAGCTTCGCGACCTCCTCATCCGACATACCGGAGACCATTCCCGAAGCCTCTCGTTGGGCATTCTCTTTAATTCGCTTGATATCATCGGCATTCATATAGCTGTCTCACGCCTTATCTAGTTGACGATTAACCTCGGCATCGATTACTCGACCCTCGATCCTGCTTGCCAGCCTGTCCCGCAACCCGTCAATGTTCACACCCTCCAGGTTAAACGTATTGTTTACATTGATCAGCGGCTGCTGCACCGTCTTATTCACAATGTACTTCGTCTGACGGTTCGCCCTCAACAGCATCTTCAATAGCTCATCCGAATACTTTTTAACATGCCCGACTACCGCACCTTGATAAAACACCGGTTCGTCGACCCCCTCAACCGCCCGTCTCCGCGCCTCGTCTTCCAACGAATCAGTGCTCTCGTCCAACGAGTCATTTAACACCGCGCCGAACACCGGACTGCTAGCCTGCATATACGTGACGATTCTCCTCGGACAGTTAGCCGCTTTCAGCGCCAACGTATTGCTGCCCGTAGCCCGAATAACCGTTAGATATTTTAACAGCGAAATAGCATTGGACCGACGCCAAAAGACCGGCATATCCGGATAGCAATTCCGCATCTCCTCGGCCAACGTCTCCACCGTCACACCATTCACGGTCTCCATCTCATGGACCTTGTACCGACTGATCGCCTCACGAAAGCTCGTGATATTCTGACCAACCTCCTTGTACAACACGACCAAGTCCGCACCAAAATCGGACGCTGCCGCCTCTTCACCTAACAAGGCCACCGCCGCATTGACCTTCTCAGTCATTTCCTCGGTCGCGTTATGACTGATATTTCGCCCGCTGACCTTTATCTCTTCCTCTAGGCGCTTTTTAATCCGACCAAGCTCCGTGAGCATAAAACCCAGAGAATCGACCCGCTTGGCCCAGCGCAGCCGCATCTCATCATCCAACCGCTCATCATTGGCATGCTTCTCGGCCTCTTCTAGCTCCATTCGGGCCATCCGCACTTCGATCTCGACCGTGTCCAGCCGATTTTCAGCACTAATCAAGTGCTTTTTACCCTCTTCAGTACCCGCGACCAGATGACCGTCGATCTTTACATCATCTTCCATGTTCCGCACTCCTTGTGTGTTCCATTAGCACCATCGTGGTGCATTCTGATCACTGGACCTACGATGTTAGTGATCACTAACTTTCAAAGCCCCGTAAAAAAAGGACTTTCCAGCACTTGGTACATCTTTAGATATATATTGAATATCGGCACAGTTGATTCTGTGTTCCATTATGTTCCATTAGCGCGGAACGGCCAGAAGCCCCGTCGTACGGGCGTTCTGGGCATTTGTTCCGTGTTCCATTTCTTCCGGAAGTTGTCGTCGATCGTCGACAATTTTCCCCGCGTACGCGTGGAACGCTGGCACAAATTGGCTTCGAGGCCCGTCGGACGGGGCGTTTCGTGTTCCGTGAGTTGTTCCGTCTTGCTGGAACAGCGGAACATCTGAAGTTTTCTAGATGCCCCGCGAGGGATGTGCGAACGCACTCCTTTATAATACACCAATAGACCAACGCCGTCAATACCCTTTCGGGCGGCACATTTTTCTTTTCTTTCGAAAAAAGACATTGCATCATCGTTCACCCAGTAGTAGTTCTTTGGCCGACATATATTTTCCATGGGTCGCGAATTGTCGCAGTCTGGCGCTGCGTGTGCCTGACCATGAAAAGCTACGGCAAAAGGGGGGTTTTGGATCCTTTTTCGCTGGCTTTTTACCCCGGCTTTTTGTTAGTGAGCGCTTACTATCGCCGAAAGGCCCGTAGAACGGGGCCAAAAAACCTTTTGCAGCGGGCAAAAAACCTTGATCAGCGGACCAAGGAAAAAGGCACGGGGCCTGTGATCCGAGGACCGGGAAAACAGGCCGATCAGCCGACGATCGTGCCACGCTGATGGCCAGATAAAAGGACCAGAAGCTCGGGTCCGTCGGGTCGACCGGTCCACGCGCCTAAGGCCTGTTTGCACCAAGCATCGTACCGCAGGCCGTCGGTCAGCAGATCAAGCTGCCAAAAGCCCCATAGGTAAAAGGCCGACGTGCCATCTTTTTCGTCCACGTGCACCAGAACAAAGGCCCCCTGACCAAAGCGACCACGCAGGGCCAAAAAGCCTTTTTGTTGTTCCGTCAGATGACGAACCTTGAGCCGAGATCCGGGGCGCGCCGGAGCACGGACCCTTTTCAGCTCGACCCAGCCGCCGGACCCGTGGGCAGCGTACGACAGATCCGGCACACCTAGGCTGACCTTGTCCTCGTGCCTTGTATAGACGACCTTGGCCGGGTGCTGATCGAGCACGGGCTTTAGCTTAAGGTGCCACGTTTCTTGTTCTGGCTTTCGCATCCCGGTATCATACAGCATCCTT